TGCGCGTCGTGAGCTGAAGCCGGATGATGGTGGCGTTCTCCGTGCTCACGCGGACCAGATTTGGACGTTAATTTCTGACACATCGACCTCGCTGCCGTTGACGCAATCGCGCACCCGCACTTGAAGCGTCGAGTTGGTTTTGGTGTCGCCGGGGAACCGGGTCGCCATGACAAGCTGAGAGATGGCGTCGTCCTGATTGCAGGACAGCGAGAACGTGTAGTTCGCGTATGGAATCGGAGTGGGGAAGTCGATCTGGTAGTTGCCGGTGCCGAGGCGCGTCAGGGTGGCGTTGTAGGCGTCGTAGACCGAGCCGCCGCCTTGGCCGTTGAAGAAAATCCAAGCCTTCGCTACGCCCTTCATCGACGGCGCAAGCGACGTGGCGACGAGTTGCCAGTCGTTCGTTTCCGTCACCGGGTCTTGGCCGGTGTTGTCGGTGAGAGCGACGTAGGGCACGCCGCCCACCTGACACCACGACCCGACGTAGTAGGGAGTCGCAGCGTCCCACTCGGCCAAACCCGCTTGGAGAAGATACGCGATCTGCCGCGTGATGAGATAGTCCAGAGCGTTCATGTCCTGAACTGCCGGGGACTTCGTGCCGAGGGTCGCTGGCGCCCAGCCCGCGTCGTATTCGGCAAGAGCCTGAATCGTTACCGGGTTGAGCGTGTAGTTCGGAGTGCCCGCAGCGAGAGAACCAAATTGAGCGATGTTACCGGGCGCTCCGAGCGAGCCTCCGAAGATTTTCTGAGCTGCGCGAGTGATCTTTGGCATGGTATCGGATTAGTGGAGACGTGGCGGCTTTTCAAGCCGATTAAGGCGGGTCGTTAATCAGAGTCACCGTGACTTGCTGGGTGACCGCGACGAGACCCCGAGAGTCGGTGACGACGCACTCGAACACCGCCGTCTTGGTTTCGCCCTCGGCCAACAGCGCGGAGAAGTCCGTGCCCGAGCCGGGACTGTAATAGAGCATCGTGGTGTCCCCCGACACCCATCGCCACGAGTAGGCGTAAGGACCGACGCCGTTGGTCGTGGTCACGTTGGTCGTGGTGGAGGTGGTGACGGTGGCGGAGCCCGAGCCCGTGCGGAGCCCCGAGAGACTGACGGGCGTGGTAGACGCGGTGAACGTGATGTAGTTGACTCCAACGCCCATCGGCTTCGGGAGGTAAGCCTTCAAGGTCTCCAGCGGGAGCGGGGTGCCCTCTTGAATCGTATAGGTCAGCGTCATGTCGGAGTTGTCCGTCAGCGCCACGAGACCGGGGAAGAAGGTTTTTAGATACTGCTGAATCGACGCCAGCGTGCCGTTTGAGGAGTTCAGGATGATCTTGAGTTTGATGAGCAGACGATACGCCGAGTCGGTCAGGTCGGTGTTGCGCGTGCCGTAGTCGGTGTAACTGTAAAACACCGCCGCCGCGTTGATGGCAGCGTCCTCGTAGTCGGTCATTCCGTTCGGATTTTGGTCCGACTCGTCTACGGTTTCGTAGTCCCAAAAGCCGAAATACGGCAGCGGCTCGGGCGGTCCAGAATCTCGGGGCACCCCGACATACTTGCCGAGGATGTCGAGCTGCGCCCCGACGGCGGTGTCGATGCCAAAGCCCTCGGCCACGTCCTGAATCAAAAGATCGCCCGTCGCTTGCTTCGCGTAGATGCCGATGTTCGCCCGCGCCCGTGGCTTCCACTTGTATTGGAGCAGAAGCAAGTCTTGGTAGTAGGTTACTACCGCTGCGAGGTTAGATGACATAGATGGTGATACGCGAAGCGTCCAGAGCCCACTTGTTGTTAATCGCCGCCGTGTTGATGAGAGGGTCGTAGGCCATGCCGTCGTTGCTCACGCCTTCGGTGCTGACCGAGACGTTTGGAGCAATCGCCTTGATGATCGCGACGATGGTGGAGGCGTCGGCGGGTTGAGCGATCTGGTAGTTGAGCGTGGCGAGAAGTTGCTGCTTCAGATACGCCGGGTCAACCGAGCCAGTGACGGCGTAGACCGTGAACAGAATCCACAAGTCCTCCGGGGTCGGTCGGTCAAACTTCACCGTGAAGTAGGAGCCATCGACCTGAAGCACCGGAAAGGTCTCCGCGCCCTTCATGCCGCAACCCGCGTTACGTTTGACGTAGATCGCGTTCGCCACGTCTTCGTCCGTGCCACCTTCCACGATGCACCAAATTGAATGACCGGGGATGCCGTTGGCGTCGGTGGTGTTGGTGTCGTTCTCGTAGACCTTCGCCTCGGTGACTCCCGTGGTGTCCACCAGAGCGCCGACCAGACCTTCGAGATAGCCTTGGCTCGGGAGCGAAACGGACTTCTGCCGACGAATGCGGAGAGCGTAGTCGGTCTCCTCGTTCAGCCCGAGCGTGGTGTAGGTGGCGGGGTTGTTCACCGCAGTCACCCCGAGAGTGACGGTGACGATGGAGATGATCGTGTTCGGCAGCGAGGAGACCGCGCCGATTAGGGAGGCTTGGAACACCAGCGCGGTCGAAGCGGCACCGACGAAAGCGTAGGTAGTCACGAGCTGATACTCGTTGCCGCTCGTGTCTGCCACGGTGAACGGAGTATCGGAAGTGTCGAGACCGGCCAAGGTGACGGCGCGGTCCGTGGTGACGAGGACGTTCTGAATTGTCTTGGTTCCGGCATTACGGATAACGCCGTTGATTGCGCAGCGAGCGTCGAGCGAAGTCCCGACTGCCTTGTCCGGGTCGAACGAATTGTAGACCTGCTGCGTGAGTTCCAACACGTCCACCTTCGCCTGCGCGATGATGTTCACCATCTGCCCGTCGGGGGAGTTGGCATCGACGTTGATGTCGGCACCGTAAATTTCCCGCATACCGGGATAGCCGACTGCGCCGTCAAGAATCTCCGCGACAATCTCGGGAGTGGTCTGAATGGTGAGCCCCGAAGGGCCGAGAGCGTTCGCGGGCATGGTTAGAGGAATTGGACCGAGTTGGTCACGTTTCTGGAGAAGATCGTGTCGATGTTGTAGGTTACGGTCAAGGCGCGTCCTGCTGGAGCGAATACGGGCGTGACAGAGTTGACCCTAACCACGCCATAGCTTTCCACGATGACGGTGCGGCATTGGAGCACAATCCCCTGCTGCGCGGCGGGGTTCTTCCCGCCGAGGAGATTGCGCCAGTCGATGCCGTCGTCGGTGGCAAAGAAGCACTCGCCCAGCCACACTTGCAGGCGGGTCTTGATGTTGGCGGCGAGGGCGCGTTCGTTGCGGAGATAACTCTGCACGCCGCTGCCGAACGCCCAATCGTTGTTACCGTCTATGGCTCGAAAGGTCATTAGTATGCTACCTCCAACCAGAGTTCAATAACCGTGCCCGAGGCAACCGTTGACCCGCTCACGTTCCGCAAAGCGAGGTAGACCTCGTTGGCGTAGGTGAGACTGTTATCCTGCAAAGAGTCTACGATAAAACCCGCAGCGTTGACAAACTCGATGCGGAGCCGGTTAGACCTGCCATCCAAGAGCGGTGAGTAGGCATAGAAGTATTGAACCGCGCCGTTCGCAACAGGTGCGGGGAGCGGGCAGTTAAGCCGAATCCGGTTGCGGGGAACAGGGGTGCCGCCGTTAAAAGATGCTCGGGAATTGGTGGTCGTAACCGCGTTGAAGATGTCGGTGGTAAGCTGATCGCCAAAGGCATTCCCCGAGCCGTTGATCGTAACCACATTGGCATTACCCCGAAGTTTGAACATGGAGTAGCTGGTCATCTGTTCCCCCGAGCGAACCCCCATTTCAAAGGTGCATTTGGTCACTGTGTCCGCGTCAATCCAAATGCCGCTGGAGTCAAAGCCGCCAAACCAAGCCGGGACTCGGAAAACATTTTGGCTATACTGCGTCCCGGTTGCGCGATACCAGAAACCCCGGCGAGCGCCCGCTCCCGCGTCGAGCGCGGTGATGTTGAATAGGTTGCAGTCCCATGCGCTGCCCTTGGTGTAAGCCGCGACGGGAAGGGTGTAGTCGTCCAGAGAGTCAAACACCACGCCGTTGTCGCATTGGTTAATGAAGTTCACGTTGAACTCATTGCCTTCGATGGTGGCGAGAGACCCCGAATCTCTGTTGACGTTGGAGTAAATGCGAATCGCGCTCTTGCAATTTGCGATGAACCCGACGTCGAACACGTTGTCGAGGGATGCAGAGCCGAGGGTGTTACATCCGACGCAAATCCCGTCGCCTGCCCGACTCACTCCGTCAATCAGTCCGATGCGGAAGTGCGCCACGTTGATTTCAACGCGCAGAGCATACACCAAAAACCCGGTAAAGTTTGGCAGGTGCAGGCTCTTGTTCGAGTCCCAAAAGCCCGAGAAGTAAATGCCTTTGTTGTCCGGGGTGGTGGTCGATGGGCGGAGCGTGGCATCGCCCGAGTTATCGAAAACACAATTAGACGCCACCGTGATGACCGTTCGCAAATAGTAATTTCCCGACAAGACAACCACGGCAATCGCCGCACCGTAAAACCGGCAAGCGTCTACCGCAGCTTGGATGTAAGGCGAGTCGTCTCCAGAAGCCGCCTGAAAACCGGCGCCCCACCATTCCACGGGGCACCGGGCACCGGAAAAAAGCATACGCACCTTCCCAAGCCCAAAGAAAATTCGGTGCAGAGGAGCTTGAACTGCTAAGGCAAAATCCACCCGCGTTGCCGAGGCAATGGTCAAAGCCCCGCCGTCGAAAACGCACGGAGAAGCTAGTGTGAAGGAGGAGATCGTTTTGAACGTGCCGGTCGGGAACAGCACCACGCCCCGAGCCGCCACGGCGGCGGTGTCGGCAGCTTGGATAGCGGCGGTGTCGTCTGTCGTCCCGTCGCCCGTCGCGCCATAGTCCTTGACGTTGAAAACGTCGCCAGCCCGAGACGCGAACGAGCGAAGCACCGAGCCGGTGACAGCGGGCTTGCTGGTAGCAGCCGAAGCATTACCGGCAACCGTGGTGGCGCTAATGCCCCCGACAAAATACGAGACACCGTTTGATTGCAGGATGACCGAGGGGGTGGCTCCGTCGTATAGGGTGATCCCATAGGCGTTGGTGCCATCGTAACCTTGGAGGGTGTTGACCGCCGAGATACCTTGAAACCGCAGCACTCCCGTAGCTGGGGAGGAGATAGCGAACGGATTGATGGCGATGCCGTCGAAGTCGCCCGTGGTAGCGTAGATCGTCCCGGTAACGTCAACGGTGGTGAAGTTGCCAAAGTCACGGGTCACGCCGCCGATTGGGGTGCCGTCAATAGAGCCGCCGACAAAGGTGGTGCCGGTGATAGACCCACCAGTAGTAGCAACGCCCGAGGCGGTGCCACCGACGACTGCAACGCCGCTCATTCCGCCTCCAGAGATGGAGACGGAGTTGGAGTTTTGCCCCGCCATCGTGCCGGGGACTAAGCCCTCTTTGAGCAGTTTCCCGGTGACGCCATCGAACAGCGCCATCGTGCCGTTGACCGAGGAAGCTGGGCCGACGACATCGCCCGCGCCACTGGGGACGAACCCGACCAAGGTGGTGCCTACCCGCTTCACAAACTCGCCGTCAGAGATTGACCCGATGGTGAGTTTTGTCGCTCCGGTATGAACCGCGAGCACCGTGGGAGACGGGAGCGTTCCGCCAAGGTCTCCAGACATCGCGGCGTTGACGGTGGTGAAGTCGGTAGCGTCGGAGAACGCCGCCGTGCCCAACTCCCCGCCATCGGCGAGCAGGTCGCCCGTGACGCTGTTGAACAGCGCAACGTGCCCAATGACAGATACGCCCGGACCAACGACGTCGCCCGAGCCCGGAGCGACCGCCGCGCCGACAACGGTGTCCCCGACACGCTTCAGGAATTGACCGTCGGAGATGGCTTCGATCTGAAGACGTTGCCCGCCGCCCTCGTGCATCGCCACAACTTGTGGGTTGGGGTAGTTGTAGCGGAGGTCTCCGCCCGCTGGACCCCAATCGCCCGGAGGCACCGGGATGACGTCGCCACTCGGCGTGGTGACTTCGGGGAGAACCTGACCGGGAGGAGCGTCAAACAGATCGGTCTCGACGCTCTGGAGGTCTGCGCCTTCGAGCAGGTAGCAGGTCATCGTGCCGTCCACGAAGGTCGTCTGCGTGGTCGGTTCGAGTTGGTTGGGCGAGATGACCGCGATGCCGAACGAGATGCGGTTAATATACTGCCGCAGGATGTTCGGGGACGAGACGAGCCGCTGCCCGGTCGCAATGGCGGTGCCGTTCCACGTCAGATCGTAGAACCAACCCGCCTGCTGCGGGACATAACTAAGCGACCAAACCGCCCGAGTCCCGTCCGCGAGGATGAGAGTGGACTGTTGTTTGGGTTGCTCGGTGAGTCCCGTGATGATCTTCATTTGAGGAGTGCCAAGATAAGGGCGTTCACGTCCGCGATCTGCACCGAAGCGTCCGGGCCGGTCTTAGTGTTCAGCTTGTTGAGTGCGGTGATAAGTGTCGTCATCACGTTTTTCAAGGTCGTAATCTCATTCCTGATACTGATGAGACCGTCGTTACCGATGCCGATTGTCCCCGGACCGTTGCGCAGTTCGGGGTCTTCGGCGGAATAGTCGGGGATGGGGTTCGCCCGATGCCGGAAGCCCACCAGCACCAACCCGTCCGACAAGTCGTGGGTGCGCGGGGTGTTGGGCGCAGCGACCGCACCGGAGGCGAACCAGTTGTCGATGTCCCGGTCGTTGAACAGCACGAGGCAGGAGTCCCCTTGCAAGACGGGCATGGTGAGGCACGCACCAGCGCCCGCAGGCACAAACACCGGGCAGTCGGTCAGAACCGGGTAGGGCATCGTCTCAGAGCCCATGACCGCGAGGGCGGCGATCTGGACCGAAGCGGTCTGCTTCGCCGCGTCGAACGAGACGATGGTGCCGATGCGGTGGCAGTTGAGCCGCAGCATCGTGTTGTTCTGCCAAGTGTCCAAGAGGCTGCGGAGGTCAGGTTCCGCGATGGCTGAAAGTGGTTTGGTCATCGGACGAGAGTGGCGGTGATTTCTTTGAAGTCCTCGGAGCTAAACCAAAGCGAGGCTTTCGTGATCGCTTCCCCGCCGACACGGGGAGAGATGGTGCCGTAGTGGTGAAGAGAATACACCTTCCAATTGCGGTTGTATTGGGGCTGCGTCTCGCTCTCCAGCCTGACGAGCTGGAACACCGTCAGGCGTGGCTCAAAGATCATCTCCACTTCCAGTCGGGAGTCACCACGTTGGGGGGAACCGAGGAGCCCGGTCGCGCTAGAGAGAACCGGGATGGTGCCGCCAATCACTTCATTCAGCGCGAGGGCTTTGACCTGCCCGTTGTCGATGCAAGCGAGGAACCCACTCTTCTGTTGAATGAGCTGCCAAGCGTTGCCGAACAAAACTTCCCCGCGTTTGCTCTTGTTGGGGAACTCTCCGATGATCGGAGCCCCCGGCAGGTTCAAGAGCTTGGACAGGCGAAGCAGCGTGTCGCGGGAAGTCGCCCCCGCCTCCAAAGTGAACGACACGTTGTTCACGTTGCTCATGGCATAGCCGCCGTCGTAGGCTTCAATCTCGGTGATGAAGTCCACGCCGCGACGATAGGAGTAGGCAGTCTTGACGGTGCCGTTGAACACCATCGGCATGAAGTCGCCCGCTGGCGAGTAGTAGCCCGCCCGGAACTGAATCGCCCGAAGCTGCGTGAAGTTATACTGGTCTTTCTGGATGGCGTTGCGCGTGCGAGCCGAGAGGTTGTAGAGCTTGAACGTGGCGGTCTGCGCCGAGGCAAGACCCTGCCGCACGATGTCAAACTCCAGTGTGATCGGCAGCGTGATCGTAAGGCTCTTGTTCGCGGTGAACTGCTTCCGCAGCGGCGAGGTGTTCACCCCGTCATCCACCTCGATAGAGAGCGAATAAACCCGGTCAAACTTTTGCATTACGGCGTCGGGTTCATTCGGGCAATCTGCGTCTGCGACTGCCCGTAGGTGAGATTCTGGAGCCCGACGTTGCCGTTCTGCGAGACGCTGGATTGCTGAAAGACCGCACGCCCAGCGAGGTTGCCGGTGGTGATGACTGCGCTTTGAACTTTGCTGATACGCTTAAACTGGATGCGGAACTCGGACACGGTGCGCGTCTCTTCGCCTTGCGTGCCGTTGAGCGACAAGATCGCCATGTCGTTCCAGATGCCCCACGGCGTCTCGACGCTGAAGATTTGTCGACCCTTCCAAAGCTGGTAGAAGTAACCGAAGACGTAGCTTTGCCGAGTCTGGTTCGGCTGTTGCGGCGACCGGGACTTGTAGAACTCCGAGAGGCTTTGCGAGTCGGAAACGGCGGCTTTCTGACGGGCGGGCGCAAGGGCAAGCTGCGCTGCCGTCTGCACCGAGCCGGGAGTGAAGGTGGGGAGGAAACCGGGAACGTAGGGGAGCGGGTTGGGCGTCTGTGAGATGCGGGCTTGGTCGGGCTGGACACTCGCCAGCTCCGCCACCAACCCGCGCACACTCACCGTCTCGGGCTTGAGCGCGATGTGGTCCTGCACCGGAGAGTTGTCTTCGAGCCAATGGTCGGAGATTTCGCTTTCCAAATCCACCGCGTCGTCAGTGACGATGTTGAACAGATACCCCGCGACTCCGGGCGGCGGGTTGTTCGGGCGCACGATGGCGAGCCGCGAGTTTTGGAGAACCAGCGTGTTGAGGGCGGCGTAGATGTCCACGCCGTTGATCGGAACGATGTTGGTGTCCACGTCAGTAGTTCACGCCCGGATACGCGGGAGATTGGTTGTAGGCGTCGGAGATGCCCCGGTCGAGGCTCCGTTTGATCGTGTTGCCCGTCTGCACGGGACTCTGCGCCCCGTCCACCGTGATGTCCACATTCTGCGTCACGTTGGGTCGGCTCGACATCACTTGCACCGAAGGAGGCAACACCGTGGGCGAGAGAAAGATTTTGTTCAGGACCGATTTCCCGCCGTCTTCCGGCAGAAGGTTCTTGAAGAAGTTGCGCAGGTCCGCGCCCGCTTTCTGTCCGCCTTGGAACGGGTCGGGCACGGACTCGAAGATGTTCAGGAACCGGGTGAAGGCGTTGGTGAGTTTCGACAGCACCTCCGCGACGAAAGTGACCGCTGGAGCCAGCTCAGACGCCAAAGCCTCAAACGCCAGCCGGGAGGAGAAGCCCAACTGCGAGAGGGCGCGAGCCGCGTCACGGGTCTTCTGCTGTTGGCGGTCGGAGACGAGGAGGGTCTGGTCAAGCGACTTGGTAAGTTCAGGACCGTAACGGCGGAGCGCCGAGAACAGTTCATCGTTGATGCCGATTCTCTGCGCCCGGAAACGAGCTTCTTGGACGCTCAACCCCTTGGTGCGCTCCACGAAGTCCAGCAACAACTGCTGCACCGGCTTGCGCGGGTCGAGGCCCGAGAAGCCAAACCCGGAGGGGTCGCCCTCGCCATATTGAATCTTTGTGACCTCGGATTGAAAATGCTTCACCGCATCGGTCATCACGTCGGCGCTGATGCCCGACTTGGCGGCGAACAACTCAAAGTTCTTCAGCTCTTGCCGGGTAAGCCCGGTGATGGTGGTCAGCTTCTCATTCTCCACGGAGGCGTCGAACGCCGCCTTGGTCATGGCTACGAGGGCACGCGCCGCCGACGTCGCCGCCTTCGCGAGCAACAGCGCCGCCGTGCCTACGACACCGAGCTGCATCGCCGTCTTCCACATCGGGAAAGCCTTCTGCAACCCCGCGAACACTTGGGAACTGAACGTCGGCTGCGGAGCCGCCTGTTGCCCTTGTGGGGGCACGGGAGGCGGCGGAGGCTGCTGGGCGTTCCGAACCGCTGGCGGCGTGCCGGGAATGGGCGCGGGGAGATACCTCGGCCCCGGTGGGGGCGGCGGCGTTGGAGGGGTCGGCGGCGTTGGAGGGGTCGGCGGAGCGCCGGGCGGCTGCTTGGGGGTGACGAAGCCGAAAGGCCCGCCGTTGAAGTTCCAGCCTGATTTGTTCGGCGGCGTGGGCTTCTGCTCCGAGACCGTCGGCACCTTGAGCTTGATGCCTCCCAAAGACCGCAACGCCGAAGCCGCCCGGTCGGCGGCGTTGGCGATGTTCGTCAACGTCGTCTCGAACGACTTCAAGGTGTCGAGGTCGGAGCCTTCGACCTTGAAACCCAGCTCGGCAAATAGGGATGCGATCTTCATGGTTCTTTGTTCAACTCGATAGCAGTTTCCTCGTATTCGGCAAGGAATGACGAATACTCCAGCGCGGCGAGCACAACCTCAACCGCCATGCCCAAGATCGCCTCAACGCTGCCAAAACCCTCCTTGGACAAGCGGAGGGCGATGAACAGCGCCGGGTCCATCGTGTTCCTTACGTCGGGTCGCTTTGCGGCGGCTTGGCGTCGGTTAAGAACGACAAGTCGAGGTTGGAGAAAAAAGGGCGCAGCGAGTGCTTAATCACCTCCCACGCGACCGGGAAGTAGTCGGCGCGTGCTTCATCGGGGGCGAAGGTCTCCCGCGTGATCTTCATGCTGTTGTAGGTGGACTTGATCGCGCAGTCGAAGATCGCCGCTTCCAGAGCGTCGGAACCGAGCAACTGGAAGATTGCGTTCTTCAGACTGTTGATGTCCTTGCCTGCAAACGTGCGGAGGTCGAGGGAGGAGATGTCGAGGTCAACGAGCTTCAGCTCGTTCACGATGACCTTGAACAGTTTCATCCCATGCGCAAAGGAGGGCGACCCCAAGACGAGGACCGCCCCACTTTTAAGCGTGATCGGCTCGCTCATGGCTTAGAGCTGGGCGCGGTCGGCGTTGGCGAACTTCAGGGTGTAGAGCGCGACCGATTGCTCGGTGTCGCCCTCGACGTTGGACTTCGCAGCCACGCCCTTGTTGAAGATGCCGCCAGAGGTGAAGTAGGTGTCGCTCGTGACGACGCCCGCGCCGTTGCCGACCCGCTTGACGAACTCGCCGTTGAGCAAGACGGTGGCGGCGAAGTTGGCGTTCTGAGCCGCGAGGAGCGAGTTCAGGAACGCATCGTCGGCGGAGCCACGGATGAGGCGGAGCGTCACGTCCGCCATGCGGCCCGTCGAGTTGAGGGCGTAGATGGCGTTGCCATTCTTGCCCACCTTGACGGCGGCGAGTTCGTTCGGGAACTCCAGCGTGGCGTTGTCAGCGTCGGCAAAATCCGTGAGGACTCGCCCCGCGATGCGAACAGTATCGTTACCAGTGAGAGAGACGACAGACATGGTGGTGTTGGATTAAGCTTGGATGTTGACGAGAACTTCGGAGCTTTGAATCGCCCCAGCTTCCTTGATCGCGATTTGAATGAGAGGAGCCTTGCGGGCGAGGCGGTCGGTTTGCGACTGGCTGGCGACCGGCGAGGAGTAGAGGTAGAACCCGAGCTGCGTGACGTTGCGAGCGAAGGTCACGGGGTCTCCGAACGGGATTGCGCCGTTCCACTTGCCGGGGGCGGAGTAGCCGTTCGTGACCGCCTGCTGGAGCACTTCGAGATACGCGCCGCGCAGGACCGCCATGCCGGTTTCCGTCTGCGGGAGCTTGGTCGAGGTGGTGGCAATGGCGTTGAAGCCCGCAACCTGAAGGGCGAAGACCGCCCAAGTGAGGTTGTAGATCGAATCGAAGTAGGTGTTGCCGCCCGTGCAGAACACCTTCGAGAGACCGCCGATGTTGATGTAGACGTCCGCGCCGACCGTTTTGCACTTGTTCAGGATGGCTTGGGTGATGCCTGAGTCGGGAAGGATGCCCACGAGTTCCTTCATGTGCATCGTGGAGGTCGTGAGACTGCCCGAGAAGTTGGTGGACATAGCGCGGCCCGCGTAGGCTGCGGCCATGAGGCGGGCGTCGGCTGCGCTCGTGGTGTAGAGCAAGCAACGCGAGTAGGTGTAGCCCGCCGCCCGGATGTCATCGAAGAAGCCACTGGTATCGACCGAGGCGGCAAGATTCGACGGGACAAAAAGGAGTTTGCGGAGCGGCTGAACAACTGCGGCGGCGAGCAAGAAGCTCGACTCGGCGGCGGCGTAGCCAGCGGAGAGAACACCGCCGAAGAACACGAGGGGCTCAAGACGGGCGATGGCGGCTTCCAACGTCTCGGAGAGACCTTGGTTCGCGATGATGAGTTGCCCGCCGCCCGAGGTGATGTTCGGCTGCTGCGAGAAGATGAGGTTCGCCATCGCGTAGACCTCGGAACTCGTGCCCCAATCAACGCCCACGTCCGTCGGGTTCAGATACACGCCGAACACGCCCGGAGACGTGACGGGAACTTCGCGAGTGAGAATGAGGAGGTTGTTGATCTGGTAGTCCTGAAGCCCGGCTGGCGCTTCGGACACGGAAATCGTAACGACGTTGCTGATGTCGATTGGGTTTGCCATGACGGATTAAGGTTGGGTGTGAATTGCGGGCTCTTGAAAAGTGCTGAAAAATTCCACTCGGCGCTTCTGTGAGTAGCCACAGAGAATGTTAAAGGTCAAACTGTATCGGTTAAGTCGTGACGCCCCATCTTCGTCGGACACGTCCATGAGCTGCGTTGGAAGATACCCGATCTTGAACGAATACTTCTCCTGTGCCTGCTGCGCGGCATCGCCGTTGAGAGCGAAAAGAACCTCGTGGTTGCGCAAGCGGGCATCGCTGTTCTGGCTCCAGATCAGCACCGAGTAAGTTTCCTGCACGTTGAGCGTCTGCTGCTGCTGGAGCCCGCCCTCGGCGTCGGAGACCGAAAGGTAACTCTTGCTCATGCCGAACGGCTTCTTCCCGATGAGTCCCACGTTCACGAACAAACCTTGGTCCGGTGGGAGGTTGATCTGCTGGTTGTAGAGGAAGACGCGATCAACCGCCAAATCCATTTGGGTTTGGATGAGGTCTGCGATGACTTTGATATACTCAACGGACATAATCTTGGACGAGTTCGTAGTAGACGTAGCCGTAGTCGGAGTAGCCTTTGTCTGACATCACCCGGTAGTTCTTGCCGTTGATCGAAAAATCTTCGCCGGGGCTCAACACGATGTTGGTCGAGGTGTGGAGCATATTCCACTTCCACGAACGCTGCCCCTCGGGCTTCATCACCAGCTCGCGGTTAGAAAGGGGTTGCACCACCCCAAGGCAGCTTTGCTTGACCTCGGTGATGACCGCCTCGCGGTCCACGATCTGCGTGATGCGGCGGACGAGCGCGAGCGGACGGAACCAGCCCAAGATGGTCGTCGCCATGCTGGGGAGGGGGCTCGCCGCCTGCACGGTGCCCTTGTTGGCGCATTGGATGCCGAGCTGGGGAATCATACGACTTTGAACGTGATCGCCTCCCGTAGTTCGCCGTGCTCAATCAAAATGCGGTCGGAGCCTTTGCGCTGCACCGTGCGGGGTTTCAAGGGCGCCCAAACGCCAAAGCCGCCCGTGGCGAAGGCTTCGTCAATCACCTCCGCGCCGAACTTGCCGAGGGCAGCGACGGTGCGCTTCGCGCCCGTAGTGGCGAACTTTTTGAACCAATCGACGGTGAGCGACGGGCCGAGGTGCGACATGAGCGGACCCCGGATGAAAGACCGCTCGGGCAGCTTGGTCTCGGGGTTGCCGAACTCGTGCTGGAATCCGAGCGATACGTTGTCGGTGATGCCCCGCTTGTTGTCGCGATGCGCCGTCTCAGGGAAAAGCCCGACCTGCGCCTTGTAGGTCTGCAAGTCGTGGAGTTGTTCGCGAAGCTTGGCGAAGCCGGAAAAATCTCGGCGGGTCTTGTTCACGGCAGGGTCATGCCGACCAGCGTGCCCATGTTGCCGATGAGGCGCGGCGAGACGAGTTCGAGGAACTGCGCCCCGTATGTGGTCTTTGAGAGCTTGGAGAGGTAGGGGGAGTTGAGAATCCGCTTCGGGATGGCGTAGTTCTCAGAGACGTTGCCGACCGACTTACTCTGCGTCAGCCACTCCGCCTTGCCCGCCAGCCCGGTGTTGCCCGCCTGAAGCGTCTCGACCAGATAGTGAGCGGCGAGGAGGTTGTAGGCGTAGCTGAAAGCCTGCTGGGAACCCCACAAACTTTCGGACAGGTTGAATGACGCGGCAGCGATGATCGCGTTCGCGATGTCGTAGTCGGTGACTTTCGAGATGTCCGTGTTGTCGCCCACGCCCGAGGAAACGTAGACGTAGGGCGCCAGCGTGTAACCGTAGCCGCCTTGGTCGAGCGTAAGGGCGGTGACGATACCACCCACGACCGTAGCCGACGCCAAAGCGCCAACGCCATACCCGTAGAGGATGACGTTGACGCTTTTGCCCAGCCCGGAACCGGGGGTGACGAGGGTAAGACCCGCGACCGCCTGATTCGTGCTGTTGATCTGTGCCGTGGCCGTTGCCAGCACCACTCCAGCCGGGTTCGCGGGCGAAGCGTAAGGAAAATCCCTTACGAACTGCCCTTTGAATCCGGGGATGGAAGGGAGCTGATAGGCCACAGAATCACGTCAGCTTGGCTTTGAGAGCCGCGACTTCCGCCAGAGCGGCGTCGAGTTCAGCCTGCTTCGCGTTCAGCGCGGCTTGCGCCCCGCCGACTTCGCGAATCGCGTCCTCGGCGTCACGGAGACGGTCGGGGAACATATCTTTCCACTTTTCCGCGAGCGCGAGAGGAACCTTCGTGAAGGAGCCGCCGCGAGCGTGGTAGGTGACGCCTTCGTGAGTGTGCGTGAGAGCACCCTCGCCGTGGACGTAGATGCGAACCATCTCGCCGCCCTTGGGCTCAAGAGCCGGGGCGGGAGCTGGAACGGCGACCGAGGCGGTCAAGCCATCGGATTTGGAGGAGGTCTTTGGTGCAGCCATGACGGGTTAGAAGCGGAACTGGAGGGATTCGAGGGCACGGTAGAAACCGACGCCAGTGAACTGCGAGTAAGCAACGTCCTCGAACTGGAAGTTGTTCATCGTGCCCGCCTGCGTGGTCGTGTAGTCCACGGGAATGTCCATGCGAACAGACTCGTCATCGTAGCGATGGAGGACGTAGACCGCCTTGTTGATGCCCGCAGCGGTGTTGTTGGCCGCATCGCAGTAGGCATTGGGCTGAATCTTGAAGTTCGGGCCGCAGACCGCCTTGAACGCCTGCTCCAGATACGAGAGCATCGGGATGTTCGGGTAGGTTGAGGAGACCGGCACCATGAGGCCGAGGTAGTCACCATAGGGCATGGTGAAGTGGGTCGGCAGCGCGGTGGAGCCCGTGTTCGTGAAGTAGTCGCTGATGACACCTTGCACGAAGGTCGAGAACTCCGCAGCGGTCATCGTGGAGATGAACTTCGTGATGCGGCTCGTGTTGATGTTCACGATACTGTTGTTCACGAAACCGGGGAACGCCGAGGTCTGGCCGGTGACGCCGAGGAACGCGACCTTCTGGATGCCGAGGTCGTAGTTCTTTTTACGAGCCTTGTGCTTCTGTTCGATGGGGTCCCAGTTGTTCGACACGAGGGCTTGCTCGATGTCGAAGATGGAGTAATCGACGGCCTTGACCCAATTCGCGACGGCGAGGGTCTTGGAGTCAACCGCAACGTCCACCTGAGACAGACGGGCGTTGTTGCTGCCGGTGCGGACGATGCCAGCCTCGAAGTCGTCACCGACTTGGTAGGTGCGGTTCGTCAGGATGTTGGCGGCGAACGAACCGTCACCCACATCGACCGGGATGAAGTCGGCGGGGGCAACCGTGTAGAACTTTTGCTCGGAGACCTTCTTCTTGATGTAGGTCAGGGTGTCGGTGACGATCTGGTAGCCCGTGGCGCTGTCGGCGGTGTCGCCAGCGGCGTTGAGGCGGAGGTCGAGACCGTTCTCCTGCCGACCGCCTTTGAAAATCGAAAGGCGGGCGGTCTGGCGGCGGTCGAGGAAACGCGGCTCCACGACGGCAGAGCCATCGGAGTTCTGCCGCACAACTTGATTGAAAACGCTATTCATGGTGTTGGATGTCGTGGGTTAAAGGTTAGGCGACGAGGAGACCGGGAGCATCACGCTTGACCATGACGCGAATCAGAGCACCAGCGCCCGCAGCGGAGTCGAGAGCGTAGCCGGTGATGTAGTCGGTGGAATTGACTGCGGTGGCGACGGTCGGGTCGTTGCCCGAGGTGGCGGCGGTCGAGGCGACTTTTGCACCACGAGTGATCGCGGCGGAGGATTCGAGGAACACCACGGAGCCTTCACCGAAGACCTCGGCGCTGTCGCCAGCGGCGTAGAGATTCTTCCGCATATTGTAGGCGATGATGCCGAACACCGGACCGTCGGTTGGGCCGGTCGTCGCGTCCACCAGATACTCGTTCGAGGTGCCCGCGATCAGCTTGACGGCGGAACCCGCCTGAAGGACAGCGGTAGACGAGGGATTGAGCCGCACCGGGAAGACGGCGGGATTTTCGACCGAAGCAGCCTGCCCGAGAATGGGAGTCTGCGCGAATTGGTTCTGATTGAGGACGAGTTGGGCCATGACGGGTGGATGTTAGTTGTTCGAGACAGGCGTGACGGAGCCGAAACGCTCCTGACCCTTGCGAATACGGTCCGCACGGGTGTTGGGGGATTTGTGGAGGGTGGGTGCCTCGTAACCGTTTTCACGGGCGGAGGCGAGCTTGGCAAAGGGGTCGTTGATCGCGTTCTCCTTGACCTCGGGAACGGGGGCAGCGGCAGGCGCGGCGGGAACAACCGGAGCGGCGGCGGGAACAACCGGAGCGGCGTTCTCTTTGACCTCGGGGGCGGGCGCGGCGGCGACAGGCGCAACCGGGGCTGCGTTCTCCTTGGTCTGCGGCTTGGCGTCTTCTTTGGCTTTTTCAGCCTTCTCGCCCTTGCTGGCGCTGTTCTCACGCGACTTGCGGTAGGCGGAGACCATTTCGTTCAGCTTGACGGATTCGCCGTCGATTTCGCAAACGTCGTCCATCGACGCCTCGAACACTTGACCCTTTTGGGTCTTCCAGACGGCGGCGAGGTCGTTCAGGCGAACCGGGACTCCATCGACCTCGACGGTCGTTTCGCCCGAAACTTCGTGGGCTTGGGTGGTCTCGACCTCGGCGGCTTCCGCGTTGGCGCGGGTGATGAGCTTGCGCAGGAATTTGAACATTTTGTTTTTGGAGTTGAGTCTGAAAAAGGCTTCTTCGTATCGCGGTTTTTCAACAATCGCGAGGTGGAGAAAGTTAATTTCCGTGATTTCTCGGTCGTATCGGATGCCGTGATACACCCCGCCCGGACCAAATTCAAGCACAGAATATGCACACGATGGGCGATGACCGCGCCGGATGAGTTCTTTAGCCCGGTCGGTGTCGATTTCCCCGGTGCAGTAATACCAACCGTCGTTCGCGTTGTAAGAGACATCCTGCACCACGCCCTGCTCGTGCTCGGCCCGGTTGCTGCCATCGACGGAAACGTGACCGATGGTGACGGGATTGTGAATTGCGGAGGCGAGGCAGCGGTCAATCGTCTCTTTGCGCAGCAACTCCAAGCCGCCGCCCGGTTGATCGCGGTAAGAGACCAAGCCGGGTTCGATGAACTTCGACGTGAACTTGCGCGAATCAACGAGGTTGATGCGCTCCCCGAGGGAAGACTGGCGAATTTCTTCAGCGACGATCATGTGTTCCAGACGGGGAGAGCGGTGCAGCGGCAGGGTCCGTAATCTTCGCCGGGGTTGCACCGTCGCCCGGTTGCGGTGTCAACGATGGGAGGACTTGAAAATGAAAAGACGCGCCCGTCGAGGCGTCGATGGTTGTTGGATTCGCCGTGGGTGGGACGAACGAGGTCATCGTGAGAAGTGTCCCAAAGGTAGGATGTGATGCCGATGTCCGCGTAACGCGATTCACGGAACCGGGCGACCATACGAGCGGTTTCCTCTCGGGCGATCTTGGCAGCTCGGCGCTGCGCTTGCCCTTCCATCGCGTCCAGAATCCGACCAAGCCGGTCCAGCCTCGCGCCCATGCCGAGGTTTTGCTGGATTTTCCGTTGGAGGTCATGGACTGCTTCGGTGGTAAAAGTCTTGATGTCGCGCTCCACCGCAGCACCGAACTCCCCCTGCGCCATACTCCCTGCACCAAGAGGCAACGCAGGGGGAGTCGTAGCCGATGAAACGCTTGAAACGAACTGCTTTTGTAGGTCGTCCAGCACTACGTCAACCGTATTCCGCAAGTCGATACCCGTGCGGGCGGTCGCAAGGTGGGCGGCGATGATCGCCAAGAGCGCCAGAGCGTCCTCGTGCGCTTGTTCGCCCCGGCGCTTGCTCTCGGCAATCGCCCCGCGCAGCGGGTAGGGGATGTCGGCTTGCGCGAGCGCGAAACCCTCTCCCCGGCGCTGTGCGCCCAGCTCGCGCAGGCGGCGGGAGAGCGTGGCGTTGAAGGTGCCGGTGAACACGCCGTCGGCGTAGACGATTGTGCCTTCGATCAGCGCCGTGTGCAGCGGGTCGGTCGCGTTCTCGCGGGTGGGGATGCGGTCGCGCAGCGGGTCGAACAGCACCTCGCGAAAATAGGCTTTTATCGCCTTCTCGGTCGGCACCGAGAACTCGTCGCGGTCTAAGATGGGAGCAAGCGTGACCTTCACTTCTTCGGCTTGGCTGGCGTGGCGGCGGCTTTAGCTTCGACGGCGGCGGTCTCCATCTGCATCGGGTCAACGTCGCGCAAGCCTTGCGAGACCTCGGTGTCGATGTGGAGAAGTTTCTCGGCGCGGAGGATAGAGCTGGCTTCCTTGCCCGTGACAAGGCGGTCGCGAAACATCTCCATGACCCGCTCCTGCTTCGACTTCTTGACCGCTTCCGCCTCGGTGGCGGTCTGGTTCTCCAGCGGTGCCCACTCCAGCTCGTAGGTCGGGATGAAGCCGAAACGCTGTTGCGCGAGGAGGTCGAGCGTTTCGAGGACGGGCGGCTCCGCGTCGATGCGAATACCCATGACCGTCGCGTTGTAGTTCTCCAACGCATCTTGCCCGCCGCCGAAGCCCGTGGCGGAGGAGCCGAAAAGTTTGTTCTGCGGCATCTTCAGCGCCGAGGCGAGGTTGGTGCGGAGTTCCTGCCAGATTTCCGCGAGCCCGCTCCACGTCATCTGCTTCTGATTCCAGTCGTCCTCAACGTCCATCGCGATGCCGTTCTGGTAATTCTTCAGCCGGTTCGCGAGCATGATGCGCTTCTGCGTGGCTTGCGTGCCCTCCTCGGTCAGCAACGAGTCGTTGAAGCCTTGGATTTTGTAGATGTCGATTTTCGCCTCGTCAATCAGCTCGAAGATCACGTTCTCGAACTTCACGAAGGCGTTGATCGGGCGTAGTGCCCGCTCCAATACGGACATCCCCCAGCCTTGCAGGCGGCGACGAATCCACGAGGGCGCACGCTGCCCGAGCACCTTGACGACGCGGGAGCGGTGGAGCGGGTAGCCGTAGTAGTTGTAGGGCGTCGGATTGCGTTCGTCCCAAATGTTAGTCACGCCTAAGATCAGCTCCCACCTGTCGGCGGCGATGAACTCCAGATTGGAGTCCTCGGTGATTTTCTCGGGGTTGAGCTGCGTGCGAAAATCCTGATCGGTGTTGATGATGAGCCCCGCGCCGCCGAACAACCGACCCCAAATCAGCGTCTCCATGACCGCCTGCTGCACGGAGCCCTCGGACGGGAGCGCGAGGTTGGCCGAGATGCGTTGGAGATTCTTGCTGCGCCCGTGGTGCCGAGGCTTGGTGAAGTCGTTCAACCAGAGTTTCACCTCGGTCTCGTCCAGCTCGGTCGTCTTGATGTTGATGCCGCCCTTGAACGCGTCCTCAATCGGCTGGGCGCACAAGGTCTGCACGAGCCCCTGCGAGCGGTATGCCTCGCTCAGAAGGATGCGGTTGAGCGAGACCATGCTGGTCGCGCTGCCCATCGCGAGCGTCAGAGAAGTGTCGATGGTCTGAGGGTAGGCGGCGTCGTTCTGAAACAGTCCCGCCGTGAGGTCTGACAAACCGGAATTGGTGCGCAGCATCGAAGGCTTCATTCGCTTCGGCTTGTCATGTGTTCCCCGATACGGCAAGGCGGAAATAAAAACCCCCGAACCTCGCCAAAGGTTCGGGGGCACTCCCTTCGCATGGAATTAGCCGAGGTGTCATCTTTTGGACGGAGGGCACATCGGTTTGATTGCAAGGCCACGAAAGACA